CGCTGCCCGTCGCGGTCCACACCACCTCGCTGGCGGCGGCGGCCGGCAGGTCGGCGAAGCTCCAGTTCTCCTGCAACGGGGTGCTGCCGGCGCGGCGGAACAGCACCGCCGCATCGCAGCGCACCCGAAGCCGCCGCCCCTCGGGCAGCCGCCCGCCCGGCCAGGCCACCGCCTGCGCGCCGGCGCCGTCGCCGCTGACCGCGACCGCGACCGCGGTGCCCGGCAGGCCATACAGGCTGCCCGGCGCGGTCACCTGCGCGCCGATCACCACGCCGTCGCGGATCACCGCGCTGGCGCTGGCCTGCGCCCCGCCCGGCCCCGGCGGCCCGATCGTCAGCACCGCCTGGCTGTAACCGCTGCCGCCCGCGGTCACCCGCACGAAGCTGATGCCGCCGGCGGCACGCGCCTGGCTCCACGACACCATGCTGTCCACGCCATCGGGCGCGGCGGCGATGCTGATGTCATCGGCGATGTCGGGAAACACCACACGTTGCAACCCGCTATCCACAACCGGATCGGCGGCCCAGCCGGCGACGCCGTTATGGGTGTTGCCGGCGACCAGCACGGCATCGGTGTCGGCGCGCAGGCAGTCGCGCACGTCGCCGCCGCCGGTGAAGCTGTTGCCGGCGACCGTGACCCCGGCCGCGCCGTCGCGCAGCCACACCCCGCCGGCGCCCGGCCCGAAGCCGATGCGGTTGCCGGTGATCGCCAGATTCGCCGTCGCGATGCCGAAGTTCCGCCCGCTGCCATCCGCCTCCACATTGGCGACGTTGATCGCGAAGACGGTGCAGTCCCGCACCGTGTTGCCGTCCACCAGCAGGTCGGCCGAGCCGCCGCAATTGATCCCGAACAGCGCGCCCACCACCATGTTGGCCGAGATGTCGCAGCCCACCGAGCCGCCGCAGTCGATGCCGTAGCCGGCGCCGCCGGCCACGCTGTTGGTGATGGTGTTGCCGCAGATGCGGCTCGCCGAAGCATTGGCCAGAATCCCGCCGCCGCCATTGGCGGCACTGCCGTTATCGGCCAGCAGATTGCCCGCGACCTGCACCCCCCGCCCGGCGGCGGAAATGCCATAGACGCCGTTGTCGTGGCAGAGATTGCCGGACACCAGCACCGCGAGCGCATCCGGATCGGCATTGCCCCAGACCGGCGGCTCGCCGTTGGTCTGGTTGAAGTTGCCGACCGCGATGCCGCGCAGATTGCCCCAGCAGCGATTGCCCAGCACCTGCACCAGCCGCGCCTTCAGCACGAAGGCCGCGTCGTTGTAATCGACATTGATGCCATAGGCGGCGTTGCCCCAGGCCCGGCAGCCGCTCACCGCCACGCCTTCGCGCGCCTGCACCCACAGCCCGTGCGCCGCGTTGCCGGAAAACTCGCAGTCCCGCACCGCGATCCGCCCGAGGCCGGGCGCCGCCTGCACCGCCAGCCCGCAGCCCAGCACCGCCCCCGACGCTCCCCGGAACCAGCAGCGCGAGATATCGGCGCTGGCGCAGGCATCGGTCAGCAGCACCCCCCAGGCATCTTCCGAAACCTCGGCGCCGTTGGCGTCGAAGATCACCCCCTCGGCGCGGAACCCGTCGGCCTGCACCGCGATCCAGGCGCCGCCGCCGGCCTGCGCGCCGCGCTTCAGCACGCTGAGGCCGGGCGCGCCCAGCAGCACCGCATTCGGCTGGGTGATGGTCCACTGCCCATCGACGCGATAGGTCCGCGCCGCCAGCCGCACCGGCCTGCCGCTGGCCAGCGCCCGGTCGAGTGCGGCGGTATCGTCGCTGACCCCGTCGCCCTTGGCGCCGAAGCTCTCGGCCGGCACCGCGTCGTCGGGCAGCACCGGCACGCCGATCAGCGTGGTGCCGCTCATCGCCAGGCCCGGCCCGATGGTCAGCGCCTGCGCCGGCCCCACGCCGAGGCTGCGCCCGACCAGCTGCCCCTTGCCCAGCACCAGCTCGGCCTGGGTGCCGGCCAGGAACTGGGCGCGGGTCAGGCTGCGCGCCTCGCCGCCCTGGCTCACCATCACCAGGTCGCTGTCGGCGGCGGCGGCGGCGGCCGGAAGCTCGTTCACTGTCGGCATCGGTCAGAGCGCCTTTCATTGCATCAGAGCCGCGCAGGGCGCTCTGACTTCTTGTTGTGGCGGGCAATTTCATCCGATCGGGTTTGTCCACCCGATCGAATATCGCTCTAGCCCCCCAGCAGGATCGGGTCGCCGTTCTGGTCGCTGACCACGGCGCCGGTGTTGGTGGTCAGTGCCGAGACCGGCGGCTGCGGGTCGGCCAGCGCCACCACCGGCAGCAGCAGCGCCCGCTCCACCGTGCGCCCGGCCACCGTTGTCGCCGTCACCCGCAGCGTATAGGTGGTGCCGGCGACGCCCCCCGCGAGCCAGAACACCAGCATCGCGCCATCGGCGGCGAGCGAGTTCACCACCAGATCGCCCGGCCCCGACGGCGTGCTGGTGACCGAGGCCGAGGCCAGCGTGTCGCCCTCATTGCCGAGCAGCGCCGCCGAGATATCGAACTCGTAATCCAGCACATCGCCCGGGTCCTTGCCCGGCCAGGTCAGCGGCAGCGGCGCCGTCACGGTCGCCCCGCGCGCCACCGGCGCGAACCCGTCCAGCACCAGCCGCCGCGCGCTGGACGGCCGCCAGACATGCGTAACCGGCGTTGTCGTTCCCGACATGCGATCCCCCCTCAGTATTCGACGATGACGATGCCGGGCGCGCCGTTGCCGCCCGCCGCCGCGGTGCCGTAGCCGCCGCCGCCGCCGCTGCCGGCACCGAGCGCGTTGCCCGGCACCCCGCCGCCGCGCGCCGCCCGGCCGGCGCCGCCGAACGCCGAGCTGCCGCCCAGCCCGTTCACCGAGACATCGCCGGCCGCGCCGTCCGAGCCATACGAACCGGGGATGTTGATGCTGCCCCCGGTCGCCGTCCCGCCGGCGCCGCCGGCCCATAGCGCGCCGGTGTTGATCCCGCCGACGCCGCCGGTCGCCGACAGCAGCGTGCCGAACCCGCTGGTCCCGCCGGTGCCGCCGGCGGTGTTGCCCACCGCCCCGCCCGCACCGCCGGCGCCGACGGTGACCGGAATGCTCTGCCCGGCGGTGACCGCGTAGATGCCCTCGCCATAGCCGCCGGCGCCGCCGCAGCCGCCGGCGGCGCTGCCGGCCGTCCCGGCCCCGCCGCCGCCGCCGCCCACCAGCCGCACCCGCACGCTGCCGACACCCCCCGGCACCACGAAATTGCCGCTGCTGGTGAACACCGCCTGGGCCGAAAACCCGGGCCGCAGCTGCGGCAGCTTGTAGCGCAGCACCGGCGCCGCCGGCAGCGCCACGATGCTGCCGGCCGAGATCGAGCTGGCGCCATACCCCACCGTCACCAGCGCCAGCCCGACCCAGCCGGCATCCACCGCCGGCGCCACCTGGCTGCCGCCCGCCGCCGCCGCGCCGGGCTTGGCCTGGAGCTGCACCCGCTGCACCCGCCTGGTGTTCTGCGCGGTGCCGGCATTGCCCGGCCCCAGATAGGGCTGGCTCGGCGCCGCCGCGTTGTAATAGGGCAGCACCACCGGGGTATCGTCCACCTCCTGCAGGCTCGCCTCGATCAGCCAGGTCACCGCCTGCCCGGTGGTGGTCGGCGCGGTCAGGGTGAAGCTCTGCGGCGCCAGGTTGATGCCCATCTTGACCAGCGGCGTGGCGGTGTCGGCGGCCAGCGAGCCATAGGCGGCGGCGTCCAGCACCGAAAGCTGGGTGATGCTGCCCGGCGCCACCGTCACCGCCATGGTGGCCGGCAGGGTCGGCGCCACCGCCAGTCCGTCCACCACGGTGCTGCTGCCCAGCACCGCCTGAAGCAGCGCGCCGAACGCGACCATGGTATTGCGCCCGGCGCCCAGCAGGTCGGTGTCGAGCGGGATGGCGCCGGGATAGACGATGCTGCGATCCATTCTTTGCGTCCTTATGAGGAAATCCGGGTCCATGCGATCGCGGCCGCCGGCATCGTGCGGGCAACGGCGTCGTAAATGTCGGCATCGGTCACCTGCCCCAGCACCATCGCGGCCGAGGCGTATTCGATCGCGCCGCCGCCATAGCCGCCGGCCAGCGTGGCCGGGATGGAGATGGCCTCGGCCGAGCGCGCGCTCACGCCGGGGCTGCCGGCCGGCGGCAGCATCACGCTGCTGGCGGCGGCGGCCTGCTCCACCTGCGGCGCGCCGACGCGCAGCGTGAAGTCGAGCGCGGTGCCGACCGGGACGCTGCCGGTCACCGTCAGATAGGTCGAGGCCGTGGCGGCGGCGGCCAGCATGCGGGTGTAGCTGGCGCGATGGGCCGGGAGCCGGCCGCCGGCCGCCACCGCCGCCGCGATATTGACCCCCGAGCCGGCGACGAACTGCCCGGTCCCGTTGGCCTCGATCACGTTCAGCGTGAGGTTGGCCGGCGCCGCGCCCGCGACCAGCCGCACGAACACGCTCGCCGTCCAGCTCTGGCCCGCGACCCCGGCGATCGCCCCGGCGGCCTCGGGGAACACGGTCGCGGTCGCGGTGCCGCCGGCGGCGACGCCGGCCCAGCGCAGGTCCACATAGGGGATGCCGTTCTCCACCCCGCTGCCGGCCACGCTCATCGTCAGCCCGTTGGTGGCATACGTGCCCCAATAGGTCGGCAGCGTGCCCGGCGCCGCCGCCGCCTCGGCACGCGGATTGCGGACCTGGTTGGCCCCGGCCGGCTCCTGCAGCAGCAGCGGCGCGCCGCCGGAAAAATCCATCCGCGCGACGCCGGCCGGCGCCTCGCGCAGCACGCCGCCGGCATCGAAATACGCGCCGCCGGTGGTCCGGCTGCTGACCACCCGGCTGTCCAGCAGCCCGTCGGCGCGCAGCCCCTCATAGCCGGCGACGCCCGCGATGCCGGCGCCGGCCGGGCGCCAGGCGGTCACGAAGCACTGGAACGGCAAGGCGAGCGAGCCATAGCCGCCGGCCGCCCCCCCGCCTGCCACCCCATAGCCCAGCGCCATCCCCCAGGCCCCGGTATCGGCCGGCCGGCTCGGTTCGAAGATCGCCGGCGCCCGCCCGGTCAGGTCGGTGAGCGCCGCCGCCAGCGCGCCGCGCGTCGCCCGTTCGCGCAGCAGCTCGCGCCCGATCGCGGCGCGGAACGCGTCGTCGCCCTGCCCGGTGCGGCGGCGCAGCCAGGGGCCGAAGAAATCCCCCGCGATCAGGTCGAGCATCGCGCCCTCGGCACTGCCGATCCGCCCCTGCCGGCGCACATAGGCGAGCAGCGCGTACAGCCGCGCCCAGCCATCGGCGAAGCCGGCCAGCACCGCCTCCAGCACCGGCGCCCGGTCGGCGAACCAGCCGCGCGGCAGCGCCGCGCGCAGCCGGGCGACAAACTGCTCCGGCGCTCCCATCTCCGGCGTTCCCATCTCCGGCGTTCCCATCTCAGGACACCGTGACCGTCACCGCCTTCACCACGCCCCAGGCCGGCGGCGCCAGATCGGCCCCCGCCCCGTTCACCGTCACCGCGGTCACATTGGCGACCGACGGCGACGCGTCATAGGCGATCTGCGCCAGCCGCGACCACGCCAGCGCCGCGCCGATCGGCAGCGCGTTCACATAGAGCAGCACCGCGGCGCGCACCGTGGCCGCGACCTCGCCATGCGCCGCCCCCGGCGCGGTCGCGACGCTCAACGCGATATCGGCCGCGATCACCGCCGGCCCCTGCACCGCGAAGCTGCTGCCGGCCGGCCGCACCGCCTCCACCGCCTCGGCGACGCTCGCCAGCAGACTGTCCGAGGGCGCGCCGCTGCCGTCATCCACCGTCACCGTGAACGCCCCCATCCGCGCCGAGCCGTCCGGCAGCCGGTTCTCGGCGATGGCCGCCGACAGCCCCTGGCGCACCCCCTGCACCGCGGCCAGCACCGCCTGCGGCGTCGCCCGCGACCGGCTGGCCATGTAGTTGCGAAAGCGCGCCCGCAGCGCGTCGTCGCTCTCGGCGTCCAGCCCGCCGCTGAACCCCGCCGGATTGGTCACCTCGTCGATCCCGGCCAGCGCCGCGCCGATCAGCGCCACCGCCCCCGGCTGCACATTGCCGCCGACGCCGCCCAGGCTCGCCGTCGCCATCACCGCGACCGAGGCCACCCCGGCCCCGAGCACGAACCCGCCCTGCGCCGCATCCCAGGCCGGATTGCCGGCATCGGCATCGACGGTGAACGACAGGCTGCCATCGGCGCTGCGCAGCAGCGTCCCCGCCGGCACCAGGGCGGCCGCCAGCGGCACGTGGCGCGACAGCACCACCTGGCCGCGCGCCGCGGTCGCCGGCAGCCGCGCCAGCCCGAAATCCGCCATCCAGCTGTCGAGATCGGCGCCGCTGCTGGTCGCCGCCCGCCCGGCCTGCAACACCAGCACGATCAGCCACTGCATCCACAGCGCGACGCTGGCATTGGCCTCCAGCAGCGCGCGCAGGGTCGAGCCGACCGCCAGATCGACCAGCCCGCGCGCCGCGCCCTGCACCGCGGCCGCCGCATTGGCGACCAGGGTGGTGAAAGTCTGAAGCTGCAACTGCACGTTTCACACGCCTCCGACGGTAAATGCCAGCACCCGCGCCGCGCTATCCCCCGCATCGGCGTAGCGGATTTCCACCGCCAGCCCGCCGGCATGGTCATCCCGCGCCGCCACCACCGGCTCCGGCGCGCGCGCCACCGCCGCCTCGCGGAAAATCTGCCCGCGCACCACCGCGGCGATGCCGGCGGCCGAGCCGGGCTGGCCGACGAACCGCCCCAGCCCGGCGCCGTAGTCGAGTTGCCACAGATAATCGCCGGGATTGGTCAGCAGCCGCCGCAACACCCGCTCGCGGGTCAGCGCGGGGCCGGCCGAGAGGGCAAGATCGCCGGTCGGCCCGATCACCAGATCGCCCCCGAACCCGTGCGCCAAATCCGGCATGATTGGAGTCCTGTTGTTCGGTGAAGGAAGCAAGGTAAAGATTCACATGGAGGCGGGGAGGCGGGGAGAAGAA